TCTAAATAAAAAATAATTATCAGCTCCAGTGCCTGTGTATCTTACTGTTCCAGCACCTAAAAGTTGTTGAGCCTGTTGTTGCGGTGTTGTTTGGAAAGGCTCATTGCTATTATTAAAGAAATTAAAGTAATCAAATATTGATTTAGTCTTTTCAGGACCTTGATCTGGACCAATCTCATTTGATCTCCAGCGTCTATAACTAAACGTGACGTTAAGTTTGTGGACTGAATTAGCTAAATTGTTGTCTAAAATAAGTGGGTTTACTGATACAGGGAATAATTCATAGCAAGTAACGCTATATGTTACACGATCAGACTCATCTAACTGGTTAATCACCATGGTTGTGACATAGTTATCTCTGTATTTGGTTGTGTGCCATGCTTGGTTACTTGGAGTTCTATTAACAACTCCGTCTACCCATTGATCAAAATATGTTTTGACCTTCATTTCTCGATCAACAATAAAGTTGATACCCATGTTATCGCCACCGTAATCAACTCCAACTGGGAAGAATTCTGGAGGACCAAAGAGTTGTTGGCGACTTGTTAGTATTCTTGTTTGTGGTAGGAATGCGTTATCAGCAAACATACCTACCTCTCGACCAAAGTTGTTATTAAGTAAACAAATAGGATTGTCAATAATAACTTCAAATCTGTTAGGCTTTGATAGTCCCTTTGATCTCACACTGGCTAAGAAGTTGGTGACGGTATTTTGAGCTCGTCCTGGAGTCGTACGATCAGCTCTAACGTCTACTTCTGGTATTTGTAAATTATCTATAGCCATTAAACCATCCTTCTTGAGTCTCTAAAGACTTGTTCTTTAGAAGCTCCCTTAAATTCTTCTATTGGTAATGTTGCCGCAGCAAGCCATTGGTCGTTAGGTATAGTATAAAATTGAGATCTAACATGATCTGTTAGATATCTCTTCACACAAGCAGAAACTCCTGGATACTTAGCACTATTGTTTAAGATAGTCCAGCTAACTTGAGCTCTACTTTTAGGATCCGATATATCTCTTACTAACTCCAATAATGCACCCATCAACTTAAACCTAAGTCCATAAGGTAAGTAGTGCAAATTTAGTCCATAAAATCCACCTTCAGCTTTGTTAAAAGGTAGGACTAATGGAAATGTATCATAATATGGTAGTGTATCTTTTGTCTTTGGATCATAATTGAAAAGATAGAGACCACCAATTTTCAACGTATTGCCATCCGTAGCTAAGGACCTCTTAACTTGGTTCTTTGTGACCCGCATGTTTTGTACTTGCTTTTGATACCAAGCAAGACTTCTTTTAACAGACTCTGGATCAACTCTTAATTGTTGAAAAGGATTAGCCATTTTTATTATTTATCGATTCCAAGCTCTTTTTCTGTTAATATTTCAAAATGCCAGCCCTTTGTCTTGCAATATTCTCGTGCTGTTTTCCATTTAGCCTGATTAACTCCCCACGTAAAGACTTCATTGATATAATGTTGAGTTCTACGCTTTGGCTTTTCAGGTGGAGCTACAAACTTTGAAGGTTTAATTTCTATAAGATACTTTGTAGTTTTACCATCTTGTTGTTTAACCTTCATGTAAAAATCTACGAAATATCTGTGGATCTTATTGTCTACAGGAGATCTATAAGGAATAATAATCTCTTCTGAGCCCCATTCTAAAACAGAACTATTGTGATCGCAGTATTTCATAAACTTTAATTCCCAAGTGCTTCTGTAGATGACTTGAGTAGGATCACCAATATATTTGGAAGGATTGATAACTTTATACCTTCCTTTGTAAGTTTTGTCTGAATACATGATAAATATTATAAACTATCTAGGAATTAGTATTTATGGCAATTTCTCCAAATGGTCAAGTAGGCCCAGATTTCAGACCAGTAGGGTTTGATCAAAGCGATCTTAAACCACAAACCTTTGGCCCTCAAGGTGGACAAGCAGGGTCAATGAACTACTCTGTCAACCAACTTAAATATCCTCTTTACACGGGCATGGATAAAGACTTACAACACTACATGGTGTTTTTTGTTAATATCCGTGGTAAAAGTAAGGCTACAGACTTTAGCCGTAAAACAGAAATTAAACCAATTGGTCAGAATAGATTCTCAGGTGAACAGTTGGTTCAAGGTGGAGCAGGAGTATTAGGTGGTTCAGCTGGTATTGCTCTTGGTGCTTCTTTAGGTAAGTCGGTTGGTGCTAACTTAGCTAAAACTAATATCCAAAAAGTAAGAAACATTGTACTTACTGGAGCTGCTGCAGCAACTGGTGGCGTTGTTGGTGCTCAAGGAACTCAATGGTTAAACGACAAACTAAAAGCATTCGTTCCAGATAAAACATTTAGAATTGATACAGCTATGATGTTAGCTATTAATGAAAAGCCATCTGTTAAGTATGGTGTCGATTATGATGCTAAAGATTTAGGTACATTCATTGGTTATCTTGCAGGCGGTGTTGGTGGTGTTGAAATGGTTCAAGGCCAACAAACAGCAGAACTTGCTCGTGCCATGGTTCTTAATCTATCAAACATTCCATCTGGTATTGCTAATGCCTTAGGTGGTAACTTAGCTATTTCAGAAGCTATTCAAGCTGGTACTGGTTTAGCTCCTAATCCATTCCGCGAGCAAATCTTTAGAAATGTCGATACAAGAACATTTGTTTTTGATTATAAATTCTTACCAAGAAGTAAAGCTGAAGCTGATAGTGTTAAGAACATTATCTATAAATTTAAATACCATATGCACCCTGAAGTATCTGATGGTGGTTTATTCTACATTTATCCTTCTACATTTGATATTGCTTACTATTTCAAAGGTAAAGAGAATACAAATCTTCACAAAATCTCAACTTGTGTATTAGAAAGAATGGCTGTTGATTATGGTGGTCAAGGATTCAATACATTTGAAGATGGCGTTCCTACAGAGATTAATATGAGACTTGAATTTAGAGAACTAGAAATCATGACTAAGAAACGTATTAGTGAGGGTTACTAATTATGTACTTTAAGAACTTTCCATTAATAAACTATACGCTTGACAGCGGTCTTACAAGTTTTACAATGACAGATATCTTTAGACGAGTTAAGGCTGATGCTAATAACATTCTAACTTCTACAGCTTATGATGAATATGATATAGAAGATGGCGATACACCTGAAATTGTTGCACATAGAATATATGGAGATTCAACATTACATTGGATTATCCTTATTACAAATGAAATTATTGATCCAAGATATGATTGGCCTTTATCATCTTATGCATTAGGTCAGTATGTAGCTGATAAATATGGGTCAGCTAATGTGTATTCTACAAAGCAATTTGAAGATGCTAATGGTGATGTTGTTCATTCAAGCTTTGCTGGAACGAAGTATCCAATATCAAATATCACCTATGAAGAAAGATTGAATGAAGCAAAGCGTAGAATTAAAATTTTAAAACCTGAATTTGTATCAGTTTACGTAGAGAGATTTACTGGATTATTAAATAATGGCTAATGAACAACTGAACTCAGGAGTGAGAGCAGCTGGTGATGTTAAGATAGATGAAGTAGTTCTAATTACATCAAGTGGCGAAGAACTCAACATAAAACTATATGTTGGTGAGCTCAATCTTTATGAAGACATGTTTAGAACAGGTCTTTATGGCAACCTCCTTGTAGTAGATAACTTCAATTTAACTCAAACATATGCCTTAACTGGTGATGAATTTATTCGTCTAAAATTCTCAACACCAAGTATGGCTGATTCTGAAATCTTTAAGACGTTTAAAGTTTATAGTATCACAGATCGTATGATGGTGAATGATGCTGCTAAACAAAGCTACATCATGCATTTTTGTAGTCCTGAGATTATGATTGATGCTTTGAGTCCTGTACATAAAACATTCTCTGGTACGGTAGACGATGTAGTTAAAAAGATATTTGAAAACTACGTAGCAACTTCAAGAACTGGAGGCAATCAGTTTTCAACTCTTAATATCTTAGGTAAAACAATTAATCAAGTAAAGTTTACATCTCCAGGATGGAGACCTTTAAAATGTTTAAACTGGTTAGCAAGTCGTGCCTTAGGTAATGGGTATCAAAGTCCTGGATATCTTTTCTTTGAATCTAACAAAGGATTCTACTTTGCTAACGTTGAACAGATTGTTGATAACGCTATCAAAACAAAGCAAGTATATCAAGAATACTACTACTTTGCTAACAATACATTTACACCAGGTTTCAATAGAGATTCAGATATTGATACACAATATAAGTTAGCAGAAGACTTCAAAGTTGTTGAATCATTTAACAGTCTTAAGAATGCACAGACTGGATACCTTGCAAACCGTTTGTTTACGCTCGATGTTGTAACAAAAGAATACAACATTTGGGATTACGATCACGTAAATAACTGGAATGCCTATAAACATATGGGTAGTGTGAAGGGTCAAGCTATTCCACCATATGCATCTGGTGAGATTGGTATGAATACTTTGAGAAGTCCAGCTGGATTCAACCAAGTAGCCTTACAACATTCACAACTTTATACAGGATTTAAAAATAACGTCCATGATAAAGCAAATGAGATATTACCAAGACGTCTAAGTAATCTTAATGAAATACAAAACATAAAGATTGAGATAACTGTTCCTGGACGAACAGATGCAGAAATAGGGTCAATGGTTAAGTTTAATTATCCTGATGCAAGTCCAAGAGATCCATCAGATTTAAACAAACAAAAACTAGATAAATTATATTCTGGGTACTATCTAGTGACAGCGATAAGACATAGAATTACTTTAACAAGACATATCATGATTATGGAACTTGTTAAAGATTCTTACTCTTCAATAGGAAATGAGACATGACAAGTAGTGTAGATAATTTATTTGCAAGAGATGGATTCTGGTGGTGGGTCGGTGTTGTTGAAGACCGTATGGATCCATTAAAGATTGGTCGAGTAAGAGTACGTATTACTGGATACCATATTGCAAACAAACAAGAGCTTCCAACAGATGATTTGCCTTGGGCACTCCCAATGCAACCTATCCTTTCTGCTGCAATTTCAGGTAAGGGTGATGCTCCACTTGGTCCTTTAGAAGGAACTTGGGTAGTTGGATTCTTTGCAGACGGAGCTGAATGTCAGCAACCTATCATCATGGGTACTCTAGGTGGTATTCCAAATACATCTAATGCATGTCAAGCAAGAGCTAAAGAACAAGAATCTGTTAATAATGTAGCAAGAGATGATGCTGGTAATGTTGTTACAGATCAAAACGGCGACGCTGTAGAAAATTCACCACAGCCTACAGTCATAAATGAAACAGAAAGTAATAGCATTTATGTAACACTCCCACCATTAACTCAAGCTGAAATCCAACAGCTTATGTCTGCTATTGGTCAAAGAGAAAGTAGCAGTCAGCCAGGTGGTGCTCAAAATTATACAATAACAAATCAATATGGATATGTTGGTAAGTATCAATTTGGTGCTGCAGCTCTACAAGACTTAGGTTATTTAAGAACTCCAATCCCAAAATCTAATCTCTCTAATTCAGATATGAACACAAATAATCTCTGGACTGGTAAGAATGGAGTTGAGAGTTTAGAAGATTTCAAAGCTAACAAGAACAATGTTCAAGAGTTAGCTATGTTTGAGAATGTTAAAACTAACTATGTTAGGTTAAAGAACTTAGGTGTTATTGATGCTTCTACTTCAACAAAAGAAGAAGTCGCAGGATACTTAGCTACATCTCATCTATTAGGTGCTGGTGGTGCTAGAGATTACAGTCAAGGTGTTAATAAAACTGATGGTAATGGAACAGGTGCATCTGAATACTATGCATTAGGTGTTTCATCTTTAGGTGGCGTTGTTGATAACACTCCAAGAGCAATTGCTCAGTCATCTACACCAAAATCAGGACTTAACAAAGTTGTTGATACATTCCTATCATGGGCAGGTGCTCTAAACAATCCTAAACTAGGTCAGCCTGAAGCATATGGCGATCCTAATAGTGTTTATCCAAGATGTGATTACACAGCAAGACCTGATACTAATAAGTTAGCAACCAACACTGATGACTTAAAAACAACTCCTAATCCTGAAAAAGAAAAGACAAGGATTGAATCAGTAAAGACTGCTAATGAAGCTACTCCAGAATGGCAAGAGCCACCAAGTGCTTATAACGCCAAGTATCCTTATAACCATGTTAAGGAAACTGAATCTGGTCATGTAATAGAACTAGACGATACTCCAAATGCTGAACGTATTCACATTTATCACAGAACAGGAACCTATGTTGAAATAGATAGAGAAGGATCTGTGTCTTATAAAGTGAAGGGTGAAAACTACGAGATCTTTAATAGAAACAATAGAATGTACATTCAGGGCAACCACGATATTACTGTTGATGGTGCTAAAACCTTGCTTGTTAAGAATGCTTTAGATGTAGAAGTCTTAGGTAAAGCTACTATCAATATTAAGAATGATGCCGATGTTAATATATCTGGTACATTAAATCTCAAAGCACAAAACATTAACATTGAAGCTCAGCAAGATATTAATATAAGAAGTGGTAACTATACAAACTTCCTAACAGGCGGCGATCTAAACTATAGAGTTGGTGGAGACGAACAACATCTTGTTGCTGGTGACTATGATCTTGATGCAAGTGATATCAATCTAAATTCAGGTACAGCTAATCCAACTGCAGCTAGTGAAACTGGTCTTGATAACGGAATTATTAGTGACTTATATGGATCTACAGCATCAGCATTTGATGTCACAGGTCTCAATCCACTTCCAGTTGACATTGCAAACACCTTAAATCCATTAGCAAAAACAATTCCAAATGTAACAGGTAAGATAGGATCTAATTTATTTGGTGGTGTATTCTCAGCAGGAGGTATTGCTGGTATCTTAAGTAACACTGGAGTTCCAGGTCTTAATACTGTTCTAGCTAAATCAGGCCTTGGTAACTTCTTTGATATCCTACGCGATACTGGATTTACTAATATAGATGGCTTTGCTGATGTTATGAATCAAACAGGATTTAAAGGCATTAATGAAATCTTAGCTAACCAGGGATTGAGTGATGTAGAAACTATTCTATCCAATGCTGGATTAAACTTAAATTCTGCATTTGGTGATGTTGTTACACAAAATCAAAATTCAATACTATCTGCATTACAAAATTCTGGCTTAGTTCCAGATACATTCTTAGAACAAACTAAAGCTATTGTTGATAACTTTACTAAGAATGGTGTAGCCAGAATTGACGATATAATACCAACATTAAGAGAAACTATTCCAGTATTAAATGAATTTAGTAGTTGGACAGACTTCCCTGATGCTACTCAATTAAGTAAATACTTCACTCTTGGTGATTTAACTAATAGAGTAAGAGAAGTAGGAATGCAATTCCCTCTAACAGAGACAGTAGGGTATACAAAGGATATTTTAGCAGCTAACTTAAAATCATTAGCTGTTAATGCTTTGGATCCAATTAAAGAAAGATATCCAAATGCTGTCATCTCAAATGCATTTATGCCAACGACAGGATATCTCATTGCAAGCGATCCATACAATCCTGTAGCCAAGTTTATTGAAAATGTTCGTCAAAATGTAGATGCAGACACAGCAGATTCTGTAGAAAGAGACTTGGATTCTGTTAATCAATTCAACGTAGGTCGTGCAGCTAACATTCAATTTAAGGGTGCTACGGCTTCTGAATACTTTGAAATAGCTCAATGGATGAAAGAAAACATTGCATATGATCAGATCAGACTTGAATATTCCACATTGGGTACAGCTGAACCTTGGATCACAGTATCACAAAGACGTGAAGGAAATAGACCAATTACTTCTATTGATAAAGTTGTAACAGCTATTAATGGAACAGTTATTGCTAACTATCTTGCTGATTTGAGTGATGCATAATGTCAGTTACAGCAACACCTACCAATCCTACATCAGTCTATGAGCTACAGGTATTCACTCGTACTCTAACTCTAAGTACAGCAGTCACACTTTTAGGTTATACAGTTTTTGCACCAAGTCAGTCTGTTATTTTAATAACTATATCAAGTACAACTCTAACAATTAGTGGGTATTATGATAACATTTTTAATTTACAAGAATGGCGTTATAGAACCAATACAAATGATAGTACAGAATATACAACAAGTGTTTACTATGGATCATTACCATCAGTCTATTACAAAGCCACTGGGTATAAACCAGACATTAGAACAAGCTCAAGTATAGCTATTAATGTTAGAACGAGCCATGGTAATTTAGACTTCCTACATTTTATTAAGAATGACTGGAACCAAAAAAGAAATAGATTGTTAGACTTTATTAGAGGTTCAACTATTGATACTGAAGAAAGACAAATTGATATTGAATTAGATCTACCAGCAGGAGCTACGTCAGGAGGTGGCGGAGCACCTACTTCATATAACTACGCCGTAACTTTATCAACTAATACTGAAAACTATAATTTAAGAACCGCCGCTCTTGCAGCAGGATGGGTTGAAACTCTACCACTTAATGCTACAATTACGGTTGCAAACGGAGTCTATGTTTGGAGCGATACAACATCTACAGCAGCATTTGCTACAGGTTCAACATTCCCGGTAGGTAGTACTATTAGTATTGTCAACAATGGTTTCATTATAGGCAAAGGTGGTAATGGACAAAATGGAGATGGTCCAGCTGCAGGTCCTTTTAATGGAGGCCCTGCTATGAGCCTAGGTTACAATATATCTTTAACCAATAATAGTTATGTTGCTGGTGGCGGTGGTGGTGGGGCAGGATTTACCAACGTAGGTGGCGGTGGAGGTGCTGGTGGCGGTTTAGGTGGGACAGGATCTAGTAACCCAGGTGGTGCTGGAGGAGCAATTGGGTTGAGTGGCGGTAACGGCGTATATTCTTTCAATAACTGTGGCGGTGGTGGCGGTGGTAGAATTTTACCTGGAACTGGTGGTACTGGCTATGCTGGAGGAGGCGGTCAGCCGGTAAATGGCGGCGGCGCCGGTGGTGGTGGTGCGTCTGCTGCAGGTAATGGAACTTTAACTGGTGACGCAACATTTATTTATTCAGCAACTGGTGGTGGTGGTGGTGGAGGTTGGGGAGCTGCAGGAGGATTTAGTGCTGGTGGAGTAAGAACTAATCCACTTGTTTCGGGTGGTAATGGTGGTAGTGCTAACAGTGCTGGTAGTCCAGCTACAAGAAGTGGAGTTGCTGGAACAACGGGAACACCTGGATCAGGCGGTAAAGCTATAGAACTTAATGGTTATACAGTAACCTACAATGTTACAGGAACAATTTATGGAGCAGTTTCATAATGCCAGCTGCAGCTAGATTAGGAGATTTATGTACAGGACATGGATGTTGGCCACCTAGAGAAGGTATTAGTGCTAGTCCCAATGTCTTTATTAATGGAATACCAGCTCATAGATTAAATGATCCTTGGTATGTTCATTGCTGTGATACAGATTGTCACGATGGAGAAGTAGCGTCTGGATCTGGAACAGTCTTCATTAATGGACTTCCTGCAGCAAGAATGGGCGACAGTATAAGTTGTGGCAGTTTAATATCAGAAGGGTCTCCTAATGTTCATATAGGATCAAGGTCTGTTAATTTAGGTTCAAGGTTTAATGCAGGAGATGCAATATTAGGTGCTATTGATATCTTAGAAGACTTTGGATTTATTGATACAAGTTTTGGATTTGGTGGCTTTAGTTTTGACTTTGGAGATTTCTTTTAATGGCAATTGAGTTAAAAAGATTTTTCAACACAGTTATTAAAACAGCCTCTGCTCATAATCTAACTACCGGTACTGTTGTAAGAATAACTAGAACAGATAACAATCTTAATGGTAACAATTACTACGTAAAAGTTTTGACACCAACTTCTTTTAGTTTATATTATGACTCCAGCTTAACTAAGATAGTTGGAACGGATAGTTTAAATATTACTAGCTCAGCTACTATTATTCCACTCTTTGTAACATCTCTCACCTACACTTATGGGTTTCCAGGCAGTGGAGGAGGTGGAGGAGGAGGAGGTGGTGGTGGAAGTAGCACATCTACTACTACATTTGCTTTTTCAACAAGCATTACAACAAACATTCAAAACTTTAATTTAAGTAGTGCTTTAGTTGCAGCAGGATGGAATCAAACATCTGCAGTAGTAGCTACTATTTCCATTGATGCTGGAATCTATATTTGGTCAGATTCTACATCCCTTGCAGCCCTAACTGTAACATCACTTCCAGCTAGTTCAACTGTGTCTATTTTAAATAATGGTTTCATTATGGGTAAGGGAGGTAATGGTGGTCCAGCTATTAGTGGAGCTGGAGGAGCTGGTGGCCCCGCAATGAGTCTAGGCTACAACATAACTTTAACTAATAATAGTTTTATAGCTGGTGGTGGAGGGGGAGGTGGTACTGGAGGAACAGATGGGAGCCAAGGTGGCGGCGGCGGCGGTGCTGGTGGAGGAGGGGCCTTCAATAAAAGTGATGGAGCTTTAGTCAGTGGAGGTGCTATTGGACAAAATGGAAATTCAACTATACCCTCTACATCTGCTACAGGCGGTCCAACTCCATCCTTCAACGCAGTAGGGGGTGGCGCTACAGGTGGTAGAATTCTACCAGGAGTTGGAGGTACAGCCAGTACAGCAACATTTAATGGGGCAGCGGTTTCTGGAAAGGTTGGTGGATCTGGAGGAGGAGGAGGTGCCTTCTATATTAATTTAACTGCCTTTTCTGTGGAAAATGGATCTCCCGGTGGAGCGGGAGGATCAGCAAACAGTGCTGGTAGTAACAATGGTGCAAATACAGCTGGAACAGGTGGTAGTGGTGGTGGTGGAGGCGGCGGTTGGGGAGCTGCTGGTGGAAATAGTAAAAACTTTAATGGAGCAGCTGGAGGTAAAGCCATAGCACTCAATGGATTCACAGTAACCTATATAACAACAGGTACAATTTATGGAGCAGTAAGTTAAGGAGATAAAATATGGATAGAAAATGGTTAGTTCACAATCAAGTAACAGGTCTACAAGAAGAAAGAGATTCTTTTGATGCTATAAAAGTAAGACGTTTAGAAATCATAGAAGAATCACATCTTTTTGATATTACAGTCATGGTTAAGAATGAAGATAATACATGGACTCAGTCACTAGCTGATGAAAATGGCGATCCTATTCCGCCACCTAATTAAGAAAAAGATAAAAATCTCCTGCCAAATAGCTATAAATATTGCTCATGGCACGATCAACTAGACAATTCATAGACTTAGACGCAGCTTTTTCTTATAACCCAAGAACAAGAGATGTCGCCACCAAAACTGATGATAACGCAGTTCGTGGTGCTTTGCGTAATCTAATCCACACCAAAAACTATGAAAGACCATTCCAACCTGATCTTGGTAGTCAATTACATAGTTTATTGTTTGATAACTTAGATGACTTTTCAGTAACGGTTGCTGAAAGAGTCTTAGCTGACTCAATCAGAAAATATGAACCTAGAATTGAAGTCTATAGAGTTCAAGTGGTTCCTAATGATGCCAACGAAATGTATATTCAAGTTGAATATAAAATAAAGAATACACAAACTCCAGCAGTTTTCACAACCTCATTTACTAGAGTACGATAATGGCCAATAATGTTAGAGTAACAGAATTAGACTTTGATACCATCAAAGAAAATTTAAAAACATATCTTAGAGCTCAGAGTCAATTTACAGACTATGACTTTGATGCATCTAACCTTTCTGTTCTTATTGACCTTTTAGCATACAATACTCATTACAATGCTGTCTTAGCTAACATGGTTTCAAATGAAATGTTCTTAGATTCAGCTATCAAAAGATCATCTGTTGTATCTCTAGCAAAACAATTAGGTTACCTACCAAGAAGTAGAAAGGCTGCAACATCAACTGTTGATGTAGTCTTACAAAACATTACAAGTAAGCCTAACTTCTTAACTATTAATCCTTTTACTTTATTCACAACCAATATTGATGGTACAAGTTATAACTTCTATAACCCAGTAAGTTATACTACAACTCCTAACAATGAAGTTTATACGTTCTCTAATGTAAAACTTTATCAAGGTCGTATCCTTGAATTCTATTTCACAGTAGGTGCAGGTGCAACTCCAGCAACCAAGTATGTTATTCCTAACTTAGATATTGATACAGATACTATTGCTGTAGCTGTTCAGTATGGTGGCGTTGGTAGTTATGATGAAACCTACATTAAGATGACAGATATTACAGAAGTAGATAGTACTTCTAAAGTCTACTATCTTCAAGAAAATACAGAAGGCTACTATGAAATCTTCTTTGGTGATGATGTCTTAGGTAGAAAGTTATCACAAAATGATGTGATTAAAGTTAGATACTTGATTACAGATGGCGATGCTGCAAACGTCAGTGACACACTAGCTGTGTCTTGGTCTGTTAATGCAATTGCTGGTGAAACAGCAAACGATAGAACAATTACTACTATCAGCAAACCTTCAGGTGGTTCTGAGAAAGAAGATATTGATACAATTAGATTTAGAAGTATTAATAACTACGCTAGCCAAGGTCGTGCTGTGACAGCAAATGACTATTCAACAATTATTAGTGACAGAATTCCAGGCGTAGAGTCTGTTAATGTTTGGGGTGGTGAAGAGAATGATCCACCAGTCTATGGTAAAACATTTATTAGTGTCAAGCCTAAAACAGGGTATGTCTTAACTGACACAGAAAAGAATAACATTATTAATGACATTTTAAAACCAAGAGCAATAGTAACAGCTCAACATGAGTTTGTAGATCCAACTTTCACATACCTTGGGTTTGATGTCACAGTAAGATATAGCTCAGCTCAAACAAATCAATCATCTGATGATATTCGTAGCTTAGTAAATGCAAAAATTGCTACATTCATGAATACTAACCTTTCTAGGTTTAATGCTAACTTCTATCGTTCACAACTAGAAGAACAGATTATGGACTTAGATGATGCAATTTTAAGTGTCAATGTTGTATTACGTTTACAAAAGAGATTGCCACTAACTCCTCGAGTAAGATATTCCGGTAGTCAGATAATTCAATTCCCAGCTAAATTCCATCCTAATGAAATTAGATCAAGTTATTTCTATTTTAATGATGAAACTGGAGATGGTATTGGATATCATCCTGCTCAAGTAAGAGATGTCCCTGATGAATCACCTCCAGATTATGAAGGTACAGGAACATTAAAAACATTTGACTTAGATACTAATGCAATCTTAGATGATAATGTTGGTACAGTTTTTTATGGATTAGGAAAGATTGTTTTAAATTCTGAATCACCATTAACAATCTATGGATATATTGGAAATGAAACTTTCCTTTATGCTAATGCAGGATTGCAAGAAACAGCTTCAGACATATTCCCAGCTTACAATGAAATTTTAGTCTTGGATACTTCAGTTCAAAATACTTTGGCTGGTGTAACTAATGGAATCAACATCGACGTTATAGCAGTTAATAAC